ATCGAATACACTTGTAGATTCTCCTACGATATCATTCACAGTATCCGTCCGAAACATAGAATTCATGTTCTCAATGTACTCGATTTTCATATGTGTTACATATAGTTCATATGGGTCGAACTCACCGAATAGCTTACGGTACGCCATAGTGATTTCCATGTTATATTCATCATCAAAGATGAATAGTGGATACATATAGACGTTAATAGTATAGGTAGCTAAGTCAATATAAGCTCGAGTGCAATATACGGTATGGTCAGCTACTACCCATAAGTAATCATAGGTATCAGGGTGACTGAATAGACCATATTCTGGATGGTCACTACGTAGGATTTCATATACGATTAAGTGATTAACACCTCGTAAATCTTTTTCCTGTTGACATAGAGAACGGAATACCTCTTCAATACCTTCAGGGATTTCCTTTTCAAGAATTTGCTCTTTAATCTTCTCAGGGAATCCAGGAGTTATCGTTACTGGATTTTCAGTAGCTTCTAATTCTTCAGGACTATATTCACGACCTAGTATAGAAATCAATTCAGAGTAATTACTAGTACCATCATCCACTTTCAGGTAGTTCACGATAGTGGTAGCGATATCAGCACAATCAGAGCGGTCTAATAGACCGATAATGATACTAGCGATGATATAGGATAAACCACCACGTTTTAATAGCATTCCAATCCGTAATCCACGTTCTTCAGCAGATAGTGTATTCGTATTTAGAATGATATTAATGAAAGTGATAATATCAGCAGGTAACGCTGTTTCTACTGATTCATAGGATACCATATATGGCACCGCATCAAGATAACGCTCTGTTTGAGCCTGAACGGATTCAATCAAGTTCTTAACTTGTGTGGGAATCTCATTACGTTCATTGAAATCAAATAGTTCTTTTTCAAAGAATGATTTAGCTCTATCAGATAACGTCATAGTGGTACCATATCCATCAGCATTTTCTTCTACTCTAATATCTTCATCAGCTACCAGCGTGACGAGTTTATGAGTATCATCCAATGTATTGAATTCTTCTGCTGGGATTGGTTTACGTAATACTTGTGTTTTAGTTGGTACGGCGCCTACGATAGGTTCTAATGTACCTACGTTAGATGCTTCGTAAATAGTAGTAGCTTCCGCTACTGGGTATTTGCGTACATCGAAATGACGCATCAATTGACCTTTAAATGCTACTTTTAAATCGAGAGCTTCGATTCTAGCTTTGATAGCATTCACTAAGGTCGGTTTGTCTGCTTCTGGGCAGAGATTGAAATTCCTAACAGCACCATCGAGTTCTTCTTTGGTATACATAGGAAATCTACGTTGATCAGGTAGACCAAAATATTCGCTTGGGTAGCGAACGATTTCTTGAATGTTTATTTCATTCATCAGTTGTCTCCTTTATATTCATTATACTTTTAATAGCTTGTGTTACAACTTAGTAATGGATGTTATATAATTGTGAATAGCGTTTTTATGTAACGTCTATAGGAAAACATTTTATGGAGGTGAAAGCTTCGATATGGGTAGACGACACCAAGTAAGTAAGCGATTCAGGCAGAAGAAACACTCAAAAGCCGAAGAGTATCCGCACTATACTAAGAACAGAGTGTCCGTTCCTCAACAACAGGAACAACAAAAACCTCGACGAAGTACAGTTACTCCATCTCATGTGCAACCAGGTGATATGTTCATTATGCGAGATAACCGATATAATGCCGAAAATAAAGGCAAAGAATCATCCGATACACAAGTTATCCGCTATGATCGACCGGTTGTAGTTATGGCAACCAATAGAAACACTGTTAATGTATTGGCACTATCAACTAAAGAGCGTCCCTATGACGCAATGTACCCATTAGTCATTGAAAAAGGTTTAGAATCTTTTGCTATTGTATCCCAACCACTCACAGTGGATTTTGATACACTATCTGATTACATTGGTACATTACGTCCAGACGTATTTCACGATATTCAGGAATCATTAAGTCGGTTTATTCTACATGGTACGTCACATGTAAAGAGAACGGTATCTCGTTATGAAATGGATATGGTTCGCTATGAACCATTCGGGGTGTATGAGTTCACCCAAACAGGTGAACGCTACATGGTTCTTAAAACTAAGATTAAGAATTTAATTAAAATACCAGTGGAGATAATAGATGAAGAATCGGTAACTGATACAGATATTAAAGTTTTCTGTGGTCATGTCCGATTGTCCACGGTTCGTCTCTTATCACAAGAAGAGCTTAATTCGGATGATATGGTGCTATATATTGGAGAAGAGTATCGTAAAACGGTACGTAATCGCATCGTTGAATTGGTCAATGAATTCTATGGGATTCGAGTACGCAACTGCTTACTGAAAGAAGATTCCAGGGATATCCAAGAGACTATGACGATGGCTAAGATTATTTCTCCAGTAGATTATATTAATGGTATCAAGGTGATTGATGACATTTGTCACAATCATGTCAAACAGTATCTGGATGACCCTCATACGTTTGTTAAGAGGGCATTCCGTAAAATCAAAACGTTTAGTAGTCCATTACCGCTCGTGGACATCATTAATGAAAAACTTGTTACAATGAGCGATATTCTGTTGTGTGACACTCGTATTCTCTCAATTGGTGAAAGTAAGTTCGATGCTATTCTCGAACAACGACTACGCCAACATACAAAAGGGTTTACACACAATGACAAAGGCGTGGTAGTTAAATACAACTGCCCAGATAGAAAATACTACTTAAAGAACGTTCGATGGATTTATAAATACCATGAACGTAAAAACAAAGCATAAGCAAACGAAATATAGAGTATATAGGAATTAACCTATATACTCTATATTTTATGTGTTTAACGTGCTGGGTACACGCCTTTGATACCAACTTTACGATACCAATTCGCTTTACCACGAAGAACGTCACCACCACGTTGGTAACCTTGACGACCATATGGGTCATATACTGGGGACTCAGGAGTACCTAAGTATTCCAAATCCCAGCGTTCCAAGGCACCAGATTTAGGACCGTATGGTTCATGGCACCATACACCATCTTCATTATCAGCTGCTTCGCCGTGTGTCATAACACGTGCTTTGTCGATCGTTAAATCGAGAGCATTTGCTAATACAGTGATAACTTGAGCCATGGTTTCAATTTGAGCCTTAGTTGGTGGTTCATATGGGTCCACCGCTTCAGGTGTCATATTAGCACATCCGAGCATAGTTACAGCAATAGAGCCTGTATTTCTACGCCATGTACCATATAAAATATCATCGAGTTCAACCCCAGTTGGAACATACATGGAGCCATCTTTATCAATTTGGATATGATAATCATCCCAGAATTGACCATAGTGACCAGCAGTCCAATGAAGGTAGATTTTTACATCGCGACCATATTCACGAGCTTGAGACCAAAGGGACCAATATACTCGTTGAGCCATAGCCTTAATATCAGAAAGAGAAACTTTAGTCATTTCACTTCTAGATAACACATTAGACATATATCCTGACCTCCTTATAATAAAAAGTGGACAATGTGATTATCACAATGTCCTTAAAATCAATTTTTCGGGGGTGAAACGGAGAGTGAATAAGCAAGGTTTGGGGGCTCGCTACATCACTCTCCGTTTCAGGTTTTATCGAAAAAGTTACCGTTGACCAGAAAGATGAAAAAAACTAATCAACTAATACTTTGTTACCTATCGAATAAAAAACTATAATAAAGAGAGAATCGAATGATTCTCTCTTATTGTTTAATTTAAGGTTTGATTTTTATCTTATTTCTACGTTCCTCGTCGGAAAGGTCATCCGCTCTAAGCTTATTAACCAATAGAGAGAACGTACCATATTTCTTATCAACAACTTTGATGTAGTTGTTATCACGTTGATTCATAAGAGCTTTATCTTTATATTGCTCTTTTACCTTATCGACGGATTGAATCTTATGATGCATATTAGGGTTATCTCCACCATCTTTAATCTCAACTTCTAATTTCAAATCTGGAATATAAAAGTCGGGGATATAGAAGTGAACCTTACCGTTATACATATAGCGATAGATATTAGGGGATGGAGCAATGATATCAGTAGATTCAAAGTTGAATACTGTATCACAGTTCATCAAGAAATCTTTCTCATACGAACCCACATAGGTAGTTGGTTCTCCACCATTCGTCCATTCATACTTACCAGAGATTTTTCTAGCAGCTAGCATTTTCTTTTGATGTTCTGGGTCATCGGCTAAGTTATATTTGTTATAGACCCGCATCATACGAGCTTTAAAGATTTCTCTATTCTTCTGAGCACATTCTTTACGACCACATAATCTAGCATATTTATGAGTCTTAGGATTCCATGGTGTTGGTCGTTTACAGATAACGCAGCTACCTTGTTTATCGTGAGTTAAATCATAGTAGTATTGGTCAGCTGGGATTCCTTCGGGAATTAGTTCGGCATGCACACGTTCAATATGGTCGTATACTGCTTCTTTACTTACATAACTCTTCTTGCAAATAGGACATTTGCATTTACGCATTGTATTTAAATTCAACGATAGTCACCTACTTTATTTATTATCTTAAATATAGGGTAGATAGTATAACACTATCTGCCCTACATACAGTTTACAGTTATTAATATGTATCGTTGGTCTAAAAATGATTGATTTATATATTATTCATCCGAATACAAGCACTTAATTTTGTATTCATAATTTTTATGAATGGAGGAAAATACAATGTATACTGATCCTAAAAAGGTCCCGAATATCATCAAATTTGATGATGTGGTACGGGATAATACGTTTGCATCCTATGAATCTACTCATAGTAAACTCGATGAGATTGTAGCAAATGGTACAGAACGAACAATTCACGGATTGACATTCCATGAATATGAAGACTTACTATACTATGTAGCGAATGATGCTGATGGTAAGCCAGAACGATACATCTGTATCGGTAAAGCAAATCTTACCCCACAAGTTATCATTCATCATGTAGCACGATTAACACAGATTCATATTGATGACATCTATTTCTTACGTGACGATGATAAAGAGTTTAGTATCTTCTTTAAGAATGGTAAACGTAATGAAGTCATCAGTACGTCTAAATCCAACTGCTATGTGAGCGATGAATATTTCACTGTATATAAACGGTGTAGTCATTATTTCCCAGATGATTTGATTGTATGGGATAAAGACACCTTTGTCGGATTGGATATGAACCGTTTATTTATGGTAACGAATATGATTCGTATCGAAGATGTGATTGCTACTGGTCGCCCTGGTGAAATCACATTAAATTCTGAATATAGTCATAAGACAAGCCCAGTGAATGAACTGGTATCCACACAAGCCTATTGGATTCAAATGAAATCCCCAAGTATCTTCTATAAGCTACGCTATGAAGGTAAGGAATTACCTGAACTTACGTTTAGATTAGATGCTGTGGGTAGTTGTGATGGATTAGATAGCTTATTAGGTATGCGAGTAACGGATGATATCTTAAAAGAATTCAAATCCGATATCTCCGCTATTCAAATCACTATGGCTGAAACGCTATCTCGTAGAGAGATTCGTGTATTCGGTGGTGTATTAACCCATAATACTGAACTAGGAGTTCCAGAATTCCGTATTGTAGATAATGGTTACTTCAGTGAACTTATCTTTGTGCAATCCACAGATGAGGGTTCATTAGAACTCAGTATCTTCAATCGAGCTAAAGGTCTACTATTCCGTATAGCTACAGACGACCCAGAGTTTAGTGACTTAATCAAATCCTTTACGGTAGAGTACATGGAAGAGAAGAACGTATAATAAAAAATTATACAAAAACATCATTATAACGGGTATTCGATACCTTTTATAAGACTATATTTGAAACAGTATAGTAAATTCCTTATAAGTACAACGTTGTAATTCAACAAAAAGTAAAAACTGCCTTTAAAGGAGGATTTTAACAATGTTAAATGAGATTAATAATGCTACAACTTTGGAAGAACTATTGGCTCTAGAAGCTCAATTAGTTGACGAAGAAGTTGCTTTAGAAGCTGAAGAAGCTAAAGACGCTGAAAAAGAAGAAGAAGCACCTGAAGCTAAAGAAGAAAAAGCTGAAGACAAAGGTGAAGAAGCTACTACTGAAGCTGACGATGCTGAAGCGGCTGAAATCGAAGAAACACCTGAAACTGAATTGGAAGAATTGAACATCGATGATCTTCCAGGTGAAGGTGGCGAAAGTGCTGATGATGAAGAAGAAGTTGAAGTGGATGAAGATTCCGAAGTGGAAGAAGCTACATTCGCAGCATTGTTCTTAGAACAATTCGCAACTCCTGAAGAAATCAGTGCTATGGCTGAATCCTATGATGAAATGGGTGCAATGTCCGAAACTATGGGTGTAGCTATGGAAAAAGTTATCGTTCGTTTGGACAAAAAATCCCGTTTGGCACACTTGCAACAAGCTGCTGTGTTCAAATTAGCTAATGCTGCTAACGATCCTAAATACCGCAAATTACTAACTTTGTGGAAAATGGAACGTCAAATCGAAGCATACTTGAACAAAAAATATGCTTCCCAAGCAACTAAAATCGCTAAATCCAAAATCAAAAACTACACAGCACAGGGCTTGAAAAAGGTGTCTGGTGACCCTAAAAAAGAAGTTGGTAAAGGTAAAATTGCTAACAAAGTGGCTGCTCGTGCAGTTGAACAAACTAAAAAATCTTTCTCTAACAAATAGTGAAAGTCGAATGATGGTATACCCTAGTGGTATACCATCTTCTTTTGTCTAGTAACCTATAATAGTCAAGGAAACGATTTATTATAGTATTAGAGTATGTTTTATAAAGGAGTAAATACAATGGAAAATATTATTACTATTCAAACGCTATGCTACGTGGTGTTATTTAGTTTATTGATTTACATCGCTCTAGAAATCTATGGTCGAGTAACTCATATTTACCATGTAAAAACAAGAAAACGTAGTAAAGTTCATCGCAATGATGAAGAACCAATCCTAACGGTTACTGATGAAGCATGGGCTAATCATATCAGAGAGAATAACCGAGCAACATTCAATACAGCTCGTCTATCTCGCTATTCCATGGTTAAACGTAATCGTATATAAGGGGTTAGTATGTATATTAGACCTAAAAAAGGCAAATTAAATGAAGTCCTTCGTGATATCAGTCATCATGGACTTCATCGGTTAGCTACTATCAATGATGATAGAGAGTTATTTAAAACCGTCCGTCTTCATATCATGATGGATTGGTATGTAGGGTATCATAAAGCTAAGTATGGGTATAACTTAGCCTATATTCCTACCAGTTTTACACTAGACGAAGCCGATATGAAACAAAGTATCGAGTGTTATCTAGATGAATTATATGGTGTGAATGGAACTGATGATTTTGTTCGAGAAACATTCATCGATTTCGTTCCCGCATTCATAGATATATTATACTCAAGTAAATTACAGAATCTTGTAGTATAAGGAGGTCTATAATGGATTTAGTTATGGGTCGTTGCCGACGTCGTATCGGACGATTCGGTGACTTCACACTCAGTTTTACAGTAATACCATCTGATGATAAAACAAATCGGAATGTAGGTCGTTCTGTCGATGGGATGGCTACCACTCGAATTAGTAGTCAAACCTTCACGAATGTAGGGTATGTATCACTTGAACTATTTGAGAAGGTTAGTAAAACCTATCATCATGCATCTATCACGACTAAGAATATCCATACAGTTATCGATGCGTGTAAACGTATCAAGCAGTTATTCGATACAGATGAGTTATTCTATATCAATGATAATAACGATCTAGCTATTTATAGTGCAGATGCTGAAAAGTATGCAGTTGATGTAAACCTTGGTAATAATAAACGACTTCGTATCAAACATGCGATTGTTACGGATGAGTTAGATAACTCACTCTATGAGGGCGTAGTGATATTCATACAGACTCTATCTGCGTATGGGTTTATGACCTATTCAGAGTTCTGTGCATTCATTCACAACCTAGAGAAAGTGGATTTCTTTACCTATGCAGAACAACTCATCACTCATCAGATGATGATACAAATCTGTTCCGATACGGCAGATAAAGCGATTTCTGATATATTTGATATCAGTGCCAGTCTGGAACGAACAAAACAACTTCATAGTGATGTAAGGGAGAATAATACCGATGAAACAAGAAGTGACAAAGATCAACCTGACAACGGATAAAATGTATATCAGCATTAATGATACACTCTATACCGTGTTACCATTAACAGAGGATGTACGTCCAGTTAAAGGGGTTGGTTATATTTACAAAGACCACGTATATATTTACGAAGGTAAATTATCTAAAACCACATACATGGAACCAGGTTCCATGTATCGTGATGATACAAACACGTTAAAGTTTGTAGCTCCTGTTGATGACCAACACGATGTCGATAAAATCGTAGTGGTCAATAAGGACGCATTAGCAAAAGTAAGTGACGATGACTTAAAGACATTCGACCCTCGATTGGCTGAGTTGAATGAATCTAATGTCTTCGCTCCAACGATTAATCCAGAGGATGATATTCTCAAACGGGCTATTAAGATGACATTGCAAGAAATGAAGATTGACTTGCGTGCTTATAAAGATAGATTCCGTAATGAGTATGATATCACCAACATGAAATCTGCGATTAATAAACCATCTAATATGACGATTAAGTACCTAGTGAAATGGTGCGAAATATTAGATTTAGATTTGTCTGTAAACGTTAAGTTTAAAGACGCTGACGGTAATGATGCTGAAGTGACAGTTAACTTGAAATAGTGTAAAAAACTGGAACTATAAGTATATATTATTCCGGTAAGATACTAGAAAAGACGTATAGCCATTTTGCTATACGTCTCATTTCTTTCTAGAAAAGGAGATTTTAAAAATGGTGAAGATTAAAAAATTAGTAGTTGCGGGTTTATTAGGTTTAGGACTCATGAGCCCATTTGTAGCAACAAATGCAAACGCATTGACATTACCGACCATTGAGGGTGGGTATATTCAGACTTACGAAGAAAGTTTCAAAATTTACGGTATGGAAGGTGACACTATCGTCGGTCACTATGAGGCATCCTTTAGGGATCAAAACACCCACGGACCGAAACTCGGTGGGGATTTCCGCATCAACACTAAAGAGATGACGATATTCTTTAATATCACATCTTATTTCGGGAAGCCTTACTATGAGGACTGGACTCAAATCTGGTCCAATCGCTACGGTATCGAATCCCAAGTGCTTGCCAAGTATTTAGTCGGTATGACGAATTATCAACGTCCCGACCTACTTCCAAACTGGAAAGCTAAAATCTTATTTGAAGGTAAATAATCTTAGGAGGAATTCAAAATGAAAAACATGTTGAAAAAGGCGTTATTAATTGCTACAGTTGCAGTATCCTGTTCCGCATCCGTATTTGCATCATACAATACAGCTGCATATGACCATGCAGTTCGAGGTCGTCACTTCGACCCGAATGCGATGGTAACAATGCTAAGCAAAACAGAATATTTACCACGGTACCAAATCACAAATTACTATTACACATATGGTGATGGTACAGTATGTCTAGTTCAGGTAGATCGTGCAGGTATCGTGCACAATATCCTTGTTAAATAGGAGGTAATATAAGATGAAAAAATTAGCTGTTAAATTCATTGCTGTTGCAGCATTGTTTGTATCCACTACTGGTGTAGGTTTTGCGTATGAATCATATAACACGAATCATTATGACCATGCTACGGTAGGTCAAAAATTTAATCGTTTTGACATGGTTACACAATACATCGGTGGTCATTATCTACGTAGTGAGCATGCTAACCTATATAGTTTCAAATACGCTGATGGTACTATATGTCACGTGGTTGCTGGTGATGACGGTATTGTGCGTCGTATTCGTGTAGATAAACCATAATGCCGTTAGGCATAATATCTCATAAAACATACTGATATCAGAGTTTTATGAGACATGAAAAAAGAAGAACTTCGGTTCTTCTTTTTTTGATATAAAGGAGGTTACATGCGGGAAATTATAAAGTACTCCACTCATATGCAAGTTCCCGATTATGAAATCGGTGATTGTGGAGCCTTAGAAGGTATCCTATCTAAATATAACAAACTGTATCATAGACGCGAACCTATCGCTATGGATTATAATGAGGACACATCAACCCTATATATACCAAGTGGTCTAGGTCAAGACTATGTACGATATTTATTACAACGGAACGTAGTAGAAAACGAATCCTTCGATTCCTATCAACCTATGAGTATCCGTTTAACAGGATTCCCGAGAAGTGAACTTCAAAATGATTTGATTAAGTTCTTAATCGGTTTAGACAAATACCAGTTCAATCGAAACCTTACACAGCTAGTAGGGAATGCTGAAACGGGTGAAGGTAAAACATTCTGTGCGATTGCAGCATTAGCATTCTTACAGATGAAGACGATTATTATCGTTAACCGTAAGAACATCGTTAAAAACTGGATAGACTCCATTGACCGGTATACTGATATAGATAGACGTCGAATATTGGAATTAAATAGTTCTAACATCGCTAAGATAATGAAAAACCCTACTCTGACGAAGAAGTATCGGATATATGTAGTGACCCATCGGACTCTTTGGTCTAATGGGAATACTCATGGTTGGGACTTCATTGGTTCTCTATTCAGAAACCTTGGTGTAGGATTGAAAATCTATGATGAAGCTCATATGGAGTTTCATAATATGATGATGATTGATTTCCATACCAATACGAGAAAGACGTTCTATCTAACAGCCAATATGGAACGGTCTGGTTGGGATGAGAATAACGTATTCCAACGGGTATTCAAATCGGTACCTAGATTTGACCAAGTTAAGCTGGGATATACTGAGTCAAAACGACATATTACGATGTTTGTGAATAAGTATAATAGCCATCCATCGGTAAAAGATATGTCAGCTTGTAAAGGTGTACAAGGATTCAATAAGAATAGCTATTCGGATTATCAAGTGGAACGAGATGATCAGTTCTTCGATATTCTGGATAGATATGTCGATATGATGACGGTGAAGAAGGGGTATCGTACATTGATACTGGTATCCAAGATTTCTTCCTGTGAGATCATTAAAGAGCATTTTGCTCAACTCTATCCAAACTTATCCATCGGAGTATACAACTCCAGTATTGATAAGAAAGAAAAACAACGGGTATTGGATGAAGATGAATTGATTATATCTACATCTGCCTCATTAGGGTTCAGTGAAACCATTGCTAATCTAAGAGTTGCGATTAACTGTGAAGCCTTCCGTAGTAAAATCACGGGTAACCAAGCAGCAGGTCGATTACGTCGACTGGGTGATGATATCATGTGTTATTATATTGAATTAGTCGATACAGGATTCTCATCGATTCGTGCTCAATTCAAAGAGCGTGAAGCTCGCTATAAAACACAATTCAAAGAGATAATCTATATCAAGTAGAAAGTATATATTATTTCTATGAAGTAATGTGGTTTATAATTATGAAAGGTGAGAACGTATGAAAATCGATAGAATACGACTCAAGAACTTCGCTCTGATTAAAACAGGGATGGGGTTAGATGAGTTAGATATAGACTTCACTAAAGCAAAACACGTAGTCACCCTTATCATTGGTAACAATGGTACGGGTAAGACTGCTATGTTATCCAACTTCCACCCATTTGCCTATTTGGGTGGGTTAGAGAATCGAGAAGATTCAGACTTAATTATACCGGATAAAGATGGTCATAAACAAATCTGGTATAGTAATGGGAAAGATAAGTATGAAATAGAACATATTTATCTGAAACCAGTTGGTAGTCGTACCAGTCGTTCTGTTAAATCATACATTCGCAAGAATGGTGTGGAACTAAATGAACCTGGTACGGTTACATCATTCAACGAAATCGTTGAGCAAGAATTCCAAATCGAACAAAACTTCCTTAAGTTAATTCGATTGGGACCTAACGTACAAAACTTCATTCGGTTATCTGTCACTGAACGTAAATCGTTCATCAGTAAACTACTGGCTGAAGTGGATGTATATATGCGGGATTATAAGTATGCGAATAATCAAAGCAAGTTCTTAAATAATGCATTAAAGATTGCGGTATCTAAACTCGATAAACTTCATGTTACAGATATATCGGTATTGGATACTATGATTGAACGTAAAGAGTTGAATATAGAACGAAAACAACAAGAGCTCCAAGAATTGGATAGAAAGTTCTATGAGTTTAAAGGTTCTATTAATATTGATGAAATCAATCGAATGGAAGCTGAGTATGAAGATATTGAAGAAAGTATTCGTGATAAGAAGCGAGAACTTACTTCATTAGCAAAACCGAAATACATTCATATCACAACGGATACTGATACATTAGTGACATATCAGAATCAATTAGATGCACTGAATGAACGACGGGCTAAGATTGTATCTGAACGAGCTGTGTTATTATCCAAACGGGATGATGTTCAGTTTAAGTTAGATGAAGCTAACTCTGCATTAGAGACTGCTAGAGAAGACCAACGTAAAACGGATATGAAGGAATACTTAAAAGAGTTGAGTGATAAGATTACTCAATTCACAAAGTCCTTTGATATCAACAAGTTCGATACGAGTGTGACTAAGAGTGACTTTGAATCGTATACAAATACCATTGGTAACTGTATCACTAAGATTCGTGGGATTCTAGAGTTACCTGAGCGGGGATTAAAGTCATTCCGTTCTATCATCATGGATGATATGATTACAGAGAAAGACTATCCATCCGTTATTAATGAGATGAAAAGTCAATTGGTTAAGTTATATACTGACTTAGAGAAAGCTGAGAAGATTAGACAACAAGGGAAAGTATCCGGTACTAAAGACGGATTATCAGTACCTGCTGATTGTGATATTTTCAACACTTGCCCATATTATCTAAGTTATCAAATAGACTTACAATCTTCATCTAAAAGTTCTATTACTTCTATCGAAGAAGAGATAGAAGAAAAGAATACTGTATTAGATATCTTTAATCGTCTAGCTGAGATTAAGAATATCCTACAACTGATTACTCTCGAACGAAGATTAGACACAGGCTATGAAGGAGTCGTTAAATCTATCTTAACGAATAATCCGACAGCCTTTGTCAAACCCGATGTTATTCAAGACCAATTGGAATTCATTGAGTACTATGAAGAGTATAAGAAGAATATTGAAAAACGAAATCAATATTCTCAAGAACTACAAATCATGGAACTATCTAGTGGAGCAGAAGATGTGGATAGCTTATTAGCTAAAGCATCGACAGCTACCTTGACAATCAGTGAATATAACAAATCTATTACTCGATTGGATATGGATGAGACAGAAGTCAATGAAGAGATTCGTCAGATGAATGATATCATCAGTGACTTCACTCAATTTATTCAGTATACGGCTCAAAGTTCTAGTATAGAAACAGAAATTGACCTTCTTAAAGAAAAATTAAAAGGGTATGATGAAGTACTTAAGCGTAAAGCTAAGTATGATGATGTTTCTAGACAATATGAACGAGATAAACAAATCATTCAGTATGACATCAAAACATTGGATGATGCTCTCTATGAAGATAAAGTGAAACGAACGCAATTCATTGAATTGAATGATGAAATCGAATCCGTTCAGGAACGATATGCTTTGATTGAATTATTAAAAGAAGCTGTATCTACTACGAAAGGGATTCCGTTGATTTATATCAACTCCTATTTCAAATCTCTTCGTTTAACTGCCAATGAAATCATTAAGCATATCTATGATAGCGAATTAATCTTAGATGAATTCGTGGTAAATGACAAAGAGTTCCGTATTCCATATAGAACTAAAGGTGCAGAGGTGCGAGATATTAAATATGCATCCCAAGCTGAAAGCTCCGTAGCTACATTAGCTATATCCTTCGCTATGCTAGAACAATTTGCTTATAACTATAATATCATTCTACTCGATGAAGTAGATGGTCCTATGTATAAGCATAACAAAGAGAGATTCTTTGCTGCATTAGAAGGTATGCTAGAACGGATTAAATGTGAACAATCGTTCATTATCACACAAAGTACGATGTTTAACGATTATCCAGTGAATCTTATTATTACTGATCCTACCTATAAAGAAGAGTATGGTAGTAGTAATAATGTGATATTCCAACGATAATAAATTTATATATTATATAAGAGAATAGAACCGATTGAGTTCTATTCTCTTATATGTATACCCTAGGAGGAAACGATGAAGAAACAAGGTGGTATTCTTGAAACGATTGGTAATATGATTCCTGAACGAAAGAAGCATAAATTATATGCTAAACTCAGAGAGGAGTCTATTACAACCAAATCGAAGTTCAAGAAAAAAGTTTGTAATTCCATCATAAAGGAGATGAATCTAGATGGTAAGAAATTTTAATTTTGAACGCTTAGTGGACTTGGTGAAAGATATTGACATGGTTAGAGTAGAAGAAATCGTATCTCGTGTCGTATCTGCTATGTACAAAGGTGCTATGGAAGCTGAACTAGCGAAAGCTCGATTCATGTTGAAAATCACATGTGCTCGAATTGCGGGTAGACAACAGTCAGATTACTTTAAAAAGGTTATGATTGAGTTAAACCCTGATAAGAATACCTTAAAACGTATCATGAAATACATGAAGTTTCTACGTCCTGGTATTACAGAAGCAGAAGTCACAGTTATCGATGTAGCGTATGATAACTATAAGAATACCTTTAAACGTGTTAAAGGTGAAAGAAAAGAAGAATAGGGATAACCCTATTCTTCTTCTTATTTTTTTTTTGATTATTCCTCAATGATACGATATGTACGACCAGTTTCATCTGTGGCACTCATACTATCCATATTGAAGGATACTTTACCAAGATTGTCAACTGGAATCCGTGGATAATCCGAAGGCATGATATTACCATCTTTATCTATAGCTTCTAATTCCCATTCTGTGCTACCACCATTATTACGCATGAATATTACGTACTCTGGGGATAGATATTCGTATCGAACGTAAGCGTTACCATCATCTGAACGGAAGCTTACATCTTCAGTTCCTAGACGGTCATTGATAACATCAAATACGTCATCTGGATTATTGGTAGCTGGCATGTAATTGAATACACTTTGATTAGTTTCAGGTTTCATAGCCCCATAACCAGCCGCAATTTGTTCCATAAGAGCTTTACGACCACCGCTACCGTAGAAGGAGTTAAATACGTTAATACCTTCTTCTTCTTCGTTACGGGCTTTTTCTTCTTCTTTTTTACCTTTCGCTGTTTTAAGTTCAAGGTCGACAATGGATTTCTTGATATTAGCAATATCCCTAAGAACGGAAGCTCTGTTACTATTTGTGCTATTCAATGTAACTAATAAGTCAGTTAATAACTTACCTGCACCACGAGCACTCTTAGAACGAATTTCTTCAACCATTCCTTTAATGAGATTCGCTACATCTTCATTGTCTTTTAAGATGCGACGATATTGAGTCAGTTCAGGATTGAACTTTGTTTCAATGCTTGCTTTCTTTTTCTTCTTCGCTTCTTTCATATCGAAGAGATTTTTCTTCTTCCCTTTTGGTACAACCGCATCAATGAGGAAGTCTTCTTGAGAGAATTCAAAATCAGCACTAGCCCCAAGAGAACCTGGGTCTAATAACAAAGAGATTTTGTCCTCATCAAATGAATCAAATTTGTCTTTCTTTTTCTTCTTCTTTTTCTTTTTAGGTTTTTCCGTATATAGAAAAGAGTCAGAAGATGCTTCTGAAGCTTCTACTTGCTCATTAGATAGAGGAGACTCCTCTTTGAGCTTTAGAAACTCTTCAGAAATATCGAAATTATCTGTACTCATAGTATATCTCCTTTACTAAAAAATATTCTATAATTACTTGTGATATATTGTTGATATTAAATGCCGTTTTTATACATATATCATAATACCAGATGTAAGAAAGGAGTTTATAATGAGAATTGAATCTTCTATACTAAGTCCTGAAGAGTTACATAAAGAACTATGTATCATTTATCGGAAGGCGATTGAAATTGAATCTAAACGAAAAGGTAAGCCTATATTCGAAATGAATCTAGGATTAAACTTTGTATTCTATCCAGTTCCAAAGAGTACTGATATTAAACCCTATCTAGTGAATGTATTCTTATGTCATCCCTATGATAGTGGGAATGTAATTGAAGATATTTATGCTAGAATTGAAATCGTAGGATATGATGGCGTATTCGATAAAGATACCCCTAAGCGAGATATCAAACAAACAATACGGTCAGGGGAAGGTGACCTCTATCAATTTGGTCGCTATATACTACCAGTGGAAGAGTTTGCTGATACCATGAGTACGGTTAGAAACTTCTGTATCGTTGACCCTGATGATTTATATGAACTACGGAATGTCGGTTCTGATATCGAGCCATTTAGAATATTAGCTCAATCCTATATGGATAAACGAGTACAACAGTTATCGTAGTAACATCTAAGATTGTCCCATACATTTGGATATATTGTAATGAATTTTTAATAAGGAGTACAATGACATGGCAGAAAATCGTGAATTTAAGAGTAGTCAAGATTTAGTCGATGTATCCAGCTTATTGGCTGAAAAGACTAAAGAGTTTGAAGGAACGGATAATCATTTAGGGTTGACCCTTATGACATTCCCTCAATACATTTCATCTACTCGCTCTATTATGTTTACGAGTCATTTGAAACAATTCAACACATTAAACGAACCTCAATTCCCACGAGTGTTCACTAACTATGAGAATATCTTTGGTAAGAATTCCTCAGGGTTAGTTAAAGCTAGAAGTAATTATACAGTGGTGAAAAAGATTGACAAGTTTGCTGATAAGCCTGGATATATCTTTGCCACAGTCTTATATGATGAAGATAATGATTTCTATGATATTATCTTCAAGAAACAATCCGAAGACTTAACAGAAAACTTCGGGTATGTATACAATACAGAACCATTAGACAATCTTAAAGAAGGTGACTTCGTTGAGAAAGGCGATGTATTATATAAAACAACTTCCTACGATGAAGACAATAACTACTGCTACGGTCGTAATGCTAGAACAGCCTACATCTTAGACCCAGACGTTATTGAAGATGCCTATGTAGTCAGTGAATCCTTTGCACGTTCTATGGTATCCAGAAAAGTAGATACGGTTAAAGTATCTATCAATGACAATGATTTCTTATTGGATATATATGGCAATGATGAAACGGGATACAAAGGCTTCCCTGATATTGGCGAAGAAGTATCCAAACAAATCATCTGTACCAAACGTCGGATTCAAAACACACAAATCTTATATGATATGAAGAAATCCAATATGAAAAAGATTTCTCCATTGAATGATAAGTCCTTCTTTACGAAGGGTTGGGTAACCGATATCGATATCTATTCCAATAAGGAATTAGATGAAATTCCTCGTACAGAATATAATGAACAAATCATCTATTACTTAGAGAACCAAACTCGTTACTATCAAGAACTCTTTGATATCTGTGAAGAGATTCTGAATAGCGGTTCTAAGTATTCCGATGACATTGGTTTCATTTACCGTCGAGCTAAGAATATCTTAGACCCAGATTATAAATGGAAAGATAATGATACGGTGTTTAATAACATCATCATTGATTTCCGTGTAGACCGTGATGTACGTCTATTTAAAGGCTCTAAAATCACAGGTCGATATGGTGATAAAGGGGTTGTATCAGTTATCAGACCAGACGAAGAAATGCCATTTGATAAAACTGGTAAACGTCTAGATGTTATCTGTAACCCTCTCAGCTGTATTAACCGACTTAATTCCTTCCAGTGGATTGAATTGAGTTTGAATCATTGTGCAGACCAACTCATTGAAAAGATGAAAGATATGAAGTCTAACTCTGAACGCTTCAAAGTGTTAATGGACTTCATGTTCTATTTCAATGAACGTGGTGAACGTGATGCATTAGAGAAATACTATAAAGGTCTTTCTCGTTCCGAACGAGATGAGTTCTTTGAATCAATTTACGAAGAAGGTATTTTTATCAACTATCCACCAATGTGGGAAGGTATGCCTGCTGTTAAGAAGATTGAAGAATTATATGATAAGTTCGGTTTCACCCGTGACCAGTTGTATATCAACCGATGGGGTAGAACGATCCCATTATTGAGTAAAGTGATTGTAGGGGAGAAGTATATGATTAAGTTGAAACAAACGTCTGAAAAGAATTTCTCTGCTCGTTCCACTGGTTACTTATCGCAGAAAGGTCTACCTGAAAAATCCAATAAAGTTCGTACTAACGAGCAATTGTATTCTACAACACCTATCACAGTAGGTCGTGATGAAAACAATAACTTGGGTATTGGTGTAAGACCATTCATTCTATCTAAACTTCATTTGTTCTATCGCACATCTCCATTAGCTCGTAAGCAAGTGGGTAAACTCTTCACAGAGGATGTATTGGATTATAAGAAGTTCAAGATTAAAGATGGTTACAAGAATCGTAACGTAGAAATCTTAAATGCCGAACTAAAGTCTATCGGTGCAGTCATTGATTTCGGTTTCGATGGGTTAACCTTAGATGTGGATGATGAACATCTTAACACATATACATACAAGGATGAAATCCATTTCCGTACAAAACAAGAAATGCGAGACATTCTATTGGACGATTTATTGAAGCCTCAATTTGATGCTCAATATACAGGTTCTAAATCTAAGTATGATAAAGAGTACGCTAAGTTTAAAGCAGAAGCTGTTAAACGTGCTCAAAAGAATCTCGACCGTATCAAAGATGATATAGATGAGATGAAAGATTAATATAATCATTAGAGGTGTACCGTTTGGTACACCTCTTTCTATTTCTTATT